CATTTATAATGAAGCTTGGAAAAGAAGAACCATTGATTGGTATTATGAAATACCCAAATAAATATTTATCTTCACAAGGAGTCAACAGTGGAGATAGAATATCATTTAAACCAAATAGTGAATATGAATTTACAGTGGATGATGAAAAGTTATATAGAATGTTTGACCATCAAATAACAATGAAGTTATGAAGTCTGAGGATTTAAAAAAAGAAATTATACACGCAGGGCGTAGAGCTGTAGAGCAACTAATTAAAGTTGCTAAAGAAGATATCATAAAGCCAGACCCTGATGATGAGCTAGCAGCTGATAGATTAAAGAACGCAGCAGCTACAAAAAAACTAGCTATATTCGATGCGTTTGAGATATTAAATAAAATAGACTTAGAAGAAGAGGTTATTAACTCTGGAGGACAAGTAGATAAAACAAACACAAAACAAGGGTTTGCAGAAAGAAGATCAAAATAAATTATATAAAGTTTTAAAGGACTATATTCCTAGCGGTGTTTATAAAAGAAAAAATAATTCTAAAACATGGCTATATGGTTATAATGAAAAATACGATATAGTTGTAATATCTAAGTCAGGCAAAATAGGAGATATAATTTCTATTAATGGACTTTCTATTGGATTGCCTCCTATTTCAAAAAATATATACAAAAGGGATTCAGAAAAAAAAGAGCAGTTTTGGGAAAGAGAAGAGTTGCCTAGAGATTTATCGAGAATAAATTCTATATTTCAATGGAACGACAGGCCTCCTGCTTTTAAAAATAAATGGGTAGATTATATAGAGTCTGAGTTTGATAGAAGAGATTTAGGTTTCTGGTTTTATAATAATGGTAAGCCTACATATATAACAGGATCTCATTATATGTATTTGCAATGGACAAGTATAGATGTTGGATATCCAGATTTTAGAGAAGCAAATAGGATTTTCTTTTTATACTGGGAAGCTTGTAAGGCAGACAAGAGATGCTTTGGTATGGACTATCTTAAGATAAGACGTTCAGGGTTTTCTTTTATGGGGTCATCTGAATGTGTAAACACAGGAACTCTAGCTAGAGATTCAAGGGTTGGTATATTATCTAAAACTGGTTCGGATGCTAAAAAAATGTTTACCGATAAGGTTGTTCCTATAGCAAATAGACTTCCATTCTTTTTTAAACCAATACAGGATGGTATGGATAAACCTAAAACTGAATTAGCATTTAGAGTACCAGCTTCTAAAATTACAAAGAAAAATATGTATGAAGTTATGGATGATGAGATGACTGGGCTTGACACTACTATTGATTGGAAAAATACAGATGATAACTCTTATGATGGTGAAAAACTTTTACTTCTAGTGCATGATGAATCAGGTAAGTGGCTTAAGCCAAATAACATTCAAAACAACTGGCGTGTTACAAAGACTTGTTTAAGGCTAGGTAGTAAGATAATAGGTAAGTGTATGATGGGGTCTACTTCAAATGCGCTAAGTAAAGGTGGTGAGAACTTCAAGCGTTTGTTTGAGGATTCAGATTTAAAAACACGTAATGCGAACGGTCAAACTAAATCAGGACTGTATAATCTATTTATTCCAATGGAGTGGAACATGGAAGGTTTTATTGACAAACACGGTATGCCTGTTTTTAGAAAGCCTGAAAAAAAAATTAGAGGTGTAGATGATGAATGGATAACAAACGGAGCTATAGATTATTGGGAAGCAGAGGTAGATTCTTTAAAGAAAGATGCAGACGCTCTTAATGAATTTTACAGACAGTTTCCAAGAACAGAGTCACACGCATTTAGAGATGAAAGTAAATCCTCTTTATTCAATTTAACAAAGATATATCAGCAGATAGATTATAATGATTCTTTAATTATGGAACATCACATGACAAGAGGTAGATTTTACTGGAAGGATGGTGTAAAAGATTCTGAGGTAATTTGGACTCCAGATTCAAGAGGAAGATTCAAAGTATCTTGGACTCCCAATAGAGGATTAAGTAATAAAAAAATAAAAAAGCATGGAATTTATTTTCCTGTTAACGAACATATAGGAGCATTTGGGTGTGACTCTTATGATATATCTGGGACTGTTGGAGGAGGCGGATCTAATGGAGCTTTGCATGGCTTAACTAAATTTAATATGGAAGAAGCTCCAAGTAATGAGTTTTTTTTAGAGTATGTTGCTAGACCTCAAACAGCAGAGATATTTTTTGAAGAAGTATTGATGGCTTGTATTTTTTATAGTATGCCTATACTTGTAGAGAATAACAAACCAAGGTTATTGTATCATTTTAAAAATAGAGGGTATAGAGGTTTTAGCATGAATAGGCCAGACAAACATTATAATAAATTATCAAAGACAGAAAAAGAATTAGGAGGAATACCTAATACCTCTGAAGACGTAAAGCAATCACACGCAGCAGCCATTGAGTCGTATATAGAAAAGCATGTAGGTATAGATTTAGATGGACAGCATAGAGCTGGAGATGAGATGGGAAGCATGTATTTTACTAGAACCTTAGAGGACTGGGCTAGATTTGACATTAGTGCTAGAACTAAGTTTGATGCTAGTATTAGTTCAGGGCTTGCAATTATGGCAAATCAAAAGAATGTATATCTTCCTGAGAAAAAACAATCAAAAATAAGTCTTAACTTTGCACAGTATAATAATAAAGGAACATTAAGTGAATTAATTAGATGAAAGAGGTAAACATAAACATTTCATCTGTAGGATTCCCTAGTCAGTTTGTATCTGATGCTGAAAAAGCAACCGATGAGTTTGGGTTACAAATAGGGCAGGCTATTCAATATGAATGGTTTCGTAAAGATTCTAACGGATGTCGATATTATAGTCAGTGGAGGGACTTTAACAGATTACGCCTTTACGCAAGAGGTGAACAATCCATAGCAAAATATAAAAATGAATTAGCCGTAGATGGTGATTTATCTTACTTAAATTTAGACTGGACTCCAGTTCCTATTATTCCAAAGTTTGTAGATATTGTGGTTAATGGGATGTCTGACAGATTATTTAAAGTAAAAGCTTATGCTCAAGATGCTTTGTCTCAATCTAAAAGAAGTAAGTATCAAGAAATGATAGAGGGTCAAATGGCCGCTAAAGATGTTCTTGAAATAGTTCAAAAAAATACAGGGTTTGATCCGTTTATTATGAATCCTGATGAATTACCAGCGAGTGACGAAGAGTTGTCGTTGTATATGAATTTAAATTATAAACCAGCTATAGAAATTGCTGAAGAAGAAGCAATTGATACAATGTTTGCTGAGAATCATTATAATGATATTCGTAAGCGTTTAGATTACGATATGATGGTGACGGGTATGGCTGTAGCAAAACATGAGTTTTTACCAGGCTCTGGGGTTAACGTATCTTACGTAGATCCTGCAAACGTGGTTTATAGTTACACAGAAGATCCTCATTTTAAGGATTGTTTTTATTGGGGGGAAATTAAAACTGTTCCTATTTCTGAATTAATAAAGATTGATCCTACATTAACTAATGATGATTTAGAAAAAATATCAAAATACAGCCAGAGCTGGTATGATTATTTTAATGTTGCTCAGTTTTATGAGAATGATATATTCTATCGTGATACTTGTACATTAATGTATTTTAATTACAAGACTACAAAGAAGATGGTTTATAAGAAAAAGACTAATGAGAACGGAAATATTAAGATGATTGAAAAGGATGATACTTTTAATCCACCGGATGAAATGATAGAAGAAGGTAATTTTGAAAAAGTAGAAAAGACAATTGATGTTTGGTATGACGGCGTTATGGTTATGGGAACAAACATAGTCTTAAAGTGGGAGCTTGCTAAAAACATGGTAAGACCTAAGTCTTCATCTCAACATGCAATACCTAATTATGTGGCTGTAGCTCCAAGAATGTATAAAGGAGTTATTGAATCTTTAGTAAGAAGAATGATACCTTATGCTGATTTAATTCAGATGACTCATTTAAAACTACAACAGGTTATAGCTAGAACAGTTCCTGATGGAGTTTATATAGATGCAGATGGTTTAAACGAAGTTGATTTAGGTACAGGTTCTGCTTATAATCCTGAAGATGCATTAAGACTTTATTTTCAAACAGGTTCTGTAATAGGAAGAAGTTATACACAAGAAGGTGATTATAATCAAGGTAAAATTCCTATACAACAGCTTACAAGCAATTCAGGAGCTTCTAAGGCGCAAATGCTTATAGGTAATCTTAACCATTACCTAGATATGATTCGAGCTGTAACAGGCTTAAATGAAGCGAGAGACGGTACAATTGCCAACTCTGATGCTTTAGTTGGAGTTCAAAAGCTTGCAGCATTAAGTTCTAATACCGCTACTCGTCATATATTAGACGGAAGTCTTTATATATATAGAACGTTAGCTGAAGCTTTAACTTACAGGGTAGCGGATATTTTAGAATACGCAGATTTTAAAGATGACTTTATAAATAAAATAGGAAAATATAATGTTAGTATACTTGGAGATATATCTGATCTATATATATATGACTTTGGAATCTTTATTGAGTTGTCTCCAGATGAAGAGCAGAAAGCAATGCTTGAGCAAAATATTCAAATGGCATTATCAAAGGGTGATATTAATTTGGAAGACGCTATTGACATACGTGAAATAAAAAATCTTAAACTTGCAAACCAACTTCTTAAAGTAAAGCGTAAAGCAAAACAAGAACAAGATCAGCAAATGGAAATGCAAAAGCAAGCTATGATTACACAGCAACAATTAAAATCTCAAGAGTTAGCTGCTCAAGTAGCTATGCAAAAAATACAAGCTGAAACTCAAGCTAAAATGCAATATAGACAAGCTGACGTAGCTTTTGAAATTGAAAAACAAAAAGCAGAAGCTCAACTTAAAGCTCAGTTAATGGAACAAGAGTTTCAATACAATCTACAGCTACAAGGTATGACTCAAGCTCAATTATCACAAAGAGAATCTGAAAAAGAAAAAGCAAAAAGCGAAAGAATAAGTCAACAAAACACAGAGCAATCTAAATTAATTACTCAAAGAAAGAATAATTTACCTCCTCAGAATTTTGAATCTAACGAGGATACTTTAGATGGTTTTGATTTAGCAGAGTTTGAACCAAGATAATGTGTTTAAATTTTGCGTAACTTTGCAACTAAATTAAATTAAATCAAATGGATATTAAAGTAAGAGAAGTAACGGCTGAAGAAAAGTCGTCTCAACAAATAGAACAAGAACTCCTTGATAAGCATGAGGAGAAAACTCAGTCACAAACTGAGCAAGTCGAAACAACTGAAGTAAAGGTTGAAGAACAGCCACAGCAAGAAGTTGAAGTAAAAGAAGAAACAGAAAATGTACAGGAGGAGAAACCTGTAGAAGAAGTTGTTGAACAACAACCTCCACAGACACAGACTCCACCTGAATTAAATGAAGATGAAGTTCTTTCATATATTGGAAAAAGATATGGTAAGGAAATCAATTCAATTGATGAGTTGGTTAGTGAACGTGAAGAAAGCGAACCGCTTCCTGAAGACGTTGCTGCTTACCTAAAGTATAAAAAAGAAACTGGACGTGGATTTAATGACTTTGCAAAACTGCAAAGAGATTACACTGATTTAAGTCCAGATGCTTTGCTACGTGAATATTATTCTATAACTGAAGAAGGTTTAGATTCTGAAGATATAGATTTATTGATGGAAGATTTTGTTTATGACGAAGATGTTCATGAA